CAGCAAGAGCTACGCCAAAAAAAATTACTGCCTGAAGTTATTGCTAAACAAAAGATAACAGAGGCTCTTCAATCCAATGGTAAGCAGAGAAGTGAGAGGTATGTTGCTCGTGTTAAATATAATAAGGCTAATGGTATCAAGCCTTGGGAGATGAAGAAGAATAAATTCTAATGATATGGCAGGATTTAAATCTAAAAAGATCTTCTGTTCTGGTATGTCAAAGCTATCTGGAAAGCCATGTCAAGCAAAAGGGTTTCCAACCAATAGCTTTAACAAGCATGGATTTCAGATTTATAAATGCAGATTTCATGGTGGTCAAAATACAAACTTCTATGGCTTTAGAGATAGAACTAATAGAGGAGGTTATAACAAACCTAATTATACAGATGAGAAGAAGATTAAAAGCCTTGCAAGTTTAAAACAATTTAGAGATAAGGATTTAGATTATGTCAGAAATTACTACGAAACCCAAGCCAAGCCAAGAGTTGATAGCCTTGGAAGATACAGTTCTAAATACTCTATTAGAGCAATTAAGCGAAGGCAAAACTCTAGCAAGTATAAGGAAGGCAGGGACATTACCGATCAGCTTGATCAAGTTTTATCAATTCTTGAATCAAGAGGGAAACAAAGAAATCAAAGCCAAGATTGAGGAAGCCAGAAAAATAGGTGTCCAGAATATAGTAGATAAACTTTTAGATATTTACCAAGCCGATATAAACCAAGATACATTAGATCCTAATCTTATTAGTTGGATAAGAGAAAAGACAAAGTTTATTCAATGGATTGCAGGTAAGACTAGCGATCTATATTCAGATAAAAAAGATTTAACTTTAAATAAAACTACCAATAATATTGTAGTGAGTTGGCTTGATAGTCCAGAATTAGAGCAGAAATATACTCAATATGAAAAGACTACCGAAGCCAAGCCAGATATAATAGATCAATAATTATTTATATTCTATTTGATCATGAGTACTAAAATTATAATCAATTAAGCTCGTAAGAACATCCTGTTTTACTTCTAAGTTATCATTAAATATTTTTTCTATATCGTAATTATTATCCTCAATATATTTAGTAATTAACTTATCTATTAACTTAGTTGTTGTTATGTTTTCATATCTTGAGCAGCTAATTAATTTCTTCCATACAGGAAGTTTAATGCTGATCATTTTTCTATTGGTTACAACATCCAAGCCATTTAATATTATTGTTTTTTTATTGTGCATATTCATAATCATCCTCCATTAATTTGTGGGTTAATAGTCTTCTGTTTTCTAATTCGCATTCAATTAAACGATAATAAATAACCTCTTTAATATCTTTAACGCTGTTGTAAGTATTATAAAGATCAAATTGGTTTAATAGTTTTTCATCGTTTAATCTTTTTATATGCTCTTGTAACTGTTGTATTGATGTCATGTTTATGCCTCCTCTGTTATTTTAAAATGATTTTTGATTGTATCTTCTATACAATAATAAAGATCACTTCCTTCTTCGGTGTTTTTAGTACCGCCAAGATTATCTTCGTCTTTTACTACTAGCTTATCTCTTAAATCTAATTGATCTATAATAGACCAATAAAGACTGTCGGCTAATGTAAATACTTCTTCTCTGTTTTTCATTGTTTACCCTTTCATTATTTAGTTAATAAATTGACAGCTTATAATATTCATCTAGGAATATAAGCAGGTGCATTACACCATAACCTAGACCAATAATTATAACTGTTGCTAGTAAAGCGTTTAAATCGGATCTATTAAACATTAAGCAACCTCCCCATCTTTAAATGCTTCCTTGTTTTCTGTATCATTCCACATCTGAATAATATCTTTTGTAGATATTTCGTAGAAATCAACATTATCAAAAACTATTACTCTTAAATAATCTAAAAAACTTTTAGGTATATTATTTAAGTTTGTTTCATTGTTCATTATGCTACCTCTTTTTTAGTTGAACATTCCAAGCATTCAGTACCTTGCTTTGTTTCAATTACATAAAAGCAATCTGAATTGATTGTTTTTTCTGTATACTCATCACCGCAATTTATACAGCTCCATCCATCAGGATAAGCAGCGATAGCCTGTTCTTTAAACATATAATTATATTTCATTAAGCAACCTCCATAATTTCTAGCGTATCAATTTCAAGCCAATGATCTTTATGAGATATAGCTTCTCCATTTCTAACTATTTTTTCAGCCTGTTCATCATTTTTTGCTAATACAGTATATGTTCTTTGAACATCATATTGTATTACAACATCATACTTTTTATTTTTTTTAGTCATAGTTATGCAACCTCCTTCAGTTGTTTTGAAAGCCATTCATTAGCAAAATTAAATAGTTTTTCATAAACATTCCATTTAATTATCTCATAAGCATCGTATTTATGTTCGGCTTCACTAATATAATCATTAGGATAACCTAGCCATAAATCATCACAAGCAAGTAATAATAAATCATAATTATAAACTGGGACCATGCTTTCAACATACTCACTTAAAAGATCCTCGTTTTTTAAAATTTGATTTTTATTATCATTTAGATCACGCAACAGGTTTTGTTCCAGTTGGTACATGTTTGGTTTTTTATCAGTCATTATATAACCCTTTCAGTTGTTATTTAGTTTATACTATCATAACCAATTAAGTTAAGTCAAGTATAGATCTTATATTTTAAGATCCCATTAACCTATAAAAATATAGGTTAATAGGTTATTAAAATTAAGCTGCTCTTCTATGTCTTGATATATATTTTCCAATAAAAACCACATCAATTCCATGATCTTTCATTCTTTCAATATATTCAAGAGCTTGTCTTTTTGTTTTATGTAAAGATTGTTCACCTAATTTATACTGTTTTTCAACTTCAGTAATTCTGTCAGTATTCCATTCTACTTTATGAACAACAATTTTATCAGTTTTACATTCAGTTAAATATTGGATCATCTATGCAACCTCCTTTGTTTCATATTCAAAGCTGATATAATTTTTGAATTCAAAGCTAACATAGTTTCGCATAGCTATATTTTTAAAGAAGTCTTTATTGTCTTGGCTATACATATACATCCAATGTTTAGGATTATTTAATCCGTTTGCGATAGCATTTTTAAAAGCTGCTTTATGATCTCTTTCAAACATGTGAGTATTATTACCATTAGTTGTTTAATTAATAACCTTTTAGGCTATGAATAATAATAAGTAAACTATTATTTTTAATTAAATTATTAAGTTATTGAATTTATTATGTTTTATTTTTAAAGTGTTATTTTATGCGGTTAAAAGAAAGGTAAGGCAAAAAGAAAAGATTATAATAGAAAAGAAATATCCACAGCTTAACTTGAGATTGAATAAAAGGAATTAAACACAAACTTAATACAAACTTAAAGAAAACATTGTAGCAATTAAAACCTTTGAGTGTGTGAGTAAGTGTAAAGATCAATCAATTATATATGTGTGATAAAGTTCCTATTTGTTACCATAACCAATCACAATTAAAACGTGTGTTATGTGTAGCGGTTATGCAACACTGTGATATTAATACAACACTATATCGTATTAGTTGTTATAAAGTTTATAGTGATAAGTTATTAGTTATGACTGTAAACTATCTATTCATCTAGAGCTTGTGCAAATTCCTTAGCAAACCATGGCATACACCCCACAGTTGAGCCACACTTTGTATATATATATACATGGGACTTATTAGGATACCCTTAGCCATAGTCAGTTTGCCACACAGAATCTTCGCCACACACAAAATCGCTAACTCATAATGGGTATATCCCTAAAACAACCCACTACGTTTTTCTTTGCCTGACCAACCTTAATATAATATTAAAATACTACTAATAGTATATGAACAGATCAATGTACCAAGATGATGACGACAACGACTTTTATACAGCTAATGTAAAAGCAGTTGTTTATATTGAGAAAGATAATTCAATAACAGTTAAGTTCACAGGATTACAAAACAAAGAACACTCATCAATCTTTAGTTCATGGTTAATGATGTTATTGAACATTGAGAATGCAATAATAACTAATGAACAATCTAAGTCTATTCACTAATGACAACGATTACAGAAACAGTAATTAACAGCGGTACAATACAATACAAGATTCCCTATTACCCCAGAGAAAAACAAATAGAACTTCATTTCAATATGAAGAAGTATCGCTGGTCAGTATTAGTCTGCCATAGAAGGTTTGGCAAAACAGTATGTATGATTAATCATCTACTAATGTCAGCACTACGTTCTACTAACAAAGCACCCAGATACGCCTACATAGCACCCACCTTTAAACAAGCTAAATCTATTGCTTGGGATTATATGAAACAATACACATCATTAATACCTGGTGTTAAATTTAATGAAACAGAATTACGATGCGACTTACCAAATGGAGCTAGAATAACATTGTTAGGTTCAGAGAACTCAGATGGGTTACGAGGTATCTATCTAGATGGTTGCGTTATTGATGAGTATGCAAACGTACAAGGTAAATTATTTACAGAAATTATAAGACCAGCATTGTCAGATAGAAAAGGATGGTGCGTATTTATTGGTACACCACAAGGTACTAATAATAACTTCTATGAATTGTTTCAACATGCTCAAGGGGATAAGCAATGGTTTCATTATAAAGCTAAAGCATCTGAAACTAAAATAGTAGATCAAGGTGAATTAGAAGCTGCTAAAAAAGTCATGGGTGAAAAAAAATACCAACAAGAGTTTGAATGCGATTGGATTGCAAATATAGAAGGTGCTGTTTATGGAGATACTATAACTAAAATAGAAGATGCTAGGCAGCTAACAAGAGTTCCTTATGATCCATCATTACCTGTATCTACTGCGTGGGATCTAGGTGTATCAGATCATTCAGCAGTTATATTCTTTCAACAAATGGGAAGAGCAATTAATATAATAGATTACTACGAAGAACGTGGTCAAGGGTTACCGCACTATGTTCAAATGCTACAAACGAAAGATTACGTTTATAAAGATCATTTCGCACCACACGATATTGAAGTTACAGATTTTGGTAATGGCAAAACAAGACGTGAGGTTGCTTATCAATTAGGTGTAAATTTTAAAGTAGTTCCTAAGATTCCATTTGAAGATGGCATCCATGCAACTACAATGTTACTACCTAGATGTTGGATTGATACAGACCATTGCAAAAAACTAATAGATGCGTTAAGACATTATCACAGGAAGTTTATAGATAAAAATAGAATGTTCAGATCTAAGCCTGTACATGATTGGAGT